AATTTCCATTATATTATTTTACAAATTATTTAACAAATTATTTAACAAATTATTTAACAAATTATTTATTTATTTTTCATAAATTTAGTTGATATTACTACTAGTGATGATAAACAACACATAAGAATTAATAATGAAATTACTATTGATAAAAAATATAATGTAAGTGAATTTAACATATTTTTATTTTCTTCACTAGCTAAAGTGATATGAACCGGTAAAGCATGTGCTATAGATAATAAAGAACCTAAAATTGATAAGATTGATAACATTAATAAAATAAATAATTACTTTATTTTATTAGTATATCAATTTTTATTATAATATATTCACATTTTGAATATATTATAATAAAGTTAATAGGGAGAGATATGAAAAAACTCAGTTTTTCATATCGCCCTATCAATTTTTATTACTTTTGGTTTTTTTATACAACTAATGGTTGTTCTGATAAATTTAATGAATCTGCCATTGCATTTACAGCATTTAATTTATCCATTAAAGATACTTTATTTGATTTACTACCAATCCATGGTTTATCAAGTTTTGGATTCTTTTCAATCTTAAAAAATTCTCTAGATGAATTATTACCATATTTTTCATGATAATAAACAACATATTTTCTCATCATATCATTAGTTAAACCTTCTGGGAGAGGTTTTGCTGAAGTTTTACGATTTCTTCTTTTACCATCAGAACTTTTTGTATTTTCTTCTTGTTCTTCTCTTGTTGCTATTTTTAAATTATTGAAACAATTATTTAATGGGTCTCTATTAATGTGATCTACACTAATATTCATTGTTCCTTGACCATTACCATAACAACCAGTGATTATTTGATGAATATACATATTATTACTTCCTTGAATATAACCATTTGGATGAAAATACCATGTTATTTTTCCAGTATTATTTTTTTCAAACTCTTTTATAATATTAAATGATTTCTTACATAATCTAACTAATTTTCCAGGTTCACAATACATAAGCAATATATTTTTATTTTTTTCTTCATCAAATATTTTCCACATTCTATTTTTTTCTATATATGCATCAATTCCTAATTTATTAACATGACCTTTATACGTTTTTAAATAATTATAATTTTTTTTAACATCTAGATCCATCTGTATCATGTGTTGTATATTTTTTCTTTCAATTCTTTTAATAAAATTAATATTTTCAGATTTTTTTAAGACATATATTTGTCTTGCAGCTTCTGGTGTCAACACATTTATATTATTTAAACTATCAATATATTTAATATTATTAATATCAAAATTATCAATTATTGAATTAATAAATATTTGTTTTGTTTTATATTGAGAATATATAAAACCTCTATTTTTAATAAAAGTATAACATAATGTTAATTTTTGATTAATTTTTTTTTCATACTCTAATATTTTACTATAATCATTGTAAGACAATTCTATTAAATAATTAGAAGAACATAATATAATATATATTATATTATTTGATGAATTCAAATATGTCCAATATTGATTATAAAATTTACCATTTATCATATTCCCTTGATTATATTCAGTATTAATATAATATTTATCTATTATATCTTGATATTTATGTTTATTAATTTTAATATTTACATTATTTTTTCTTAAATCATATATATTGTTATTTTTTATATTTATTTCAATTTCTTTTCCATATAGAAACTCAATTAAATTTTTTTTAATATTATGAGAAATATAATACGGATATATATTATTATCAATAGCATGAATCCATTTTTTATTTGTGTTCATTATATATTCTATTTGGACGTCATCAAGTATAAAATTAATATTGCAAATTGATAGAGATATTTTTCCCTCAGTGATTGTTGTTTTTATATTATTATTCATTAAATAATAATATAAATATATCTTTAAATGGAAAGCAATTCAGTTTTTAATATTCTAGATACAGCTAATTGAATTAGTTCGAGTACGCCAATCCTCCCATTCCACTAGCTACACGGAAAACGTTGTAGGAAAAGGCATAAACATCAATATTACCAGCAACAACAGGTGTGATTTCGAGATTGACGTTATCAATGCGTGATAAGTTGCATGAACCTGATGGTTGGTGTTCTGCGGGTTTGAGGGCAAAGCTGTAAACATTGATACCTAAATCAGGCTTGCATTCAAAGTGTTGGTAGGGTTGAACGTAGTTGAAGTAGGTGTTATCACGTTGGGTGAAGCGGTCTTGGCCGTTAAGACGAATCTTGGCTAAGTTGACATTTGATGTTGTTCCAGAAGTTTCACCAGTGGCATCGCAAAAGTTGGTAAACTTGTCACCAGCATTTCCACTGTATGTAACAGCCCATGTGATAAATTTGGTGGGGTGGTTAAAGGTGAGACGGATGCTGTTATTTGTGGTTGCAGTAACTGAAGCTTGTTGTTGTTGGGTGACTTCAATGAGGTATTCGTGGGGCTTTTGGGCGAATTCTTTGCGTTCTTCAGTATCAAGGAAGATGTAGTCAGCCCAGAGTTCAACACTTGAGAGTGAGTTGTTTGTTGTTGGGACTGTACCAGGACCTTGGAATACATTAGCTAATGTTTCAAATTCAATCCAGAGTTCGATTTCGTGGTATTGGAGAGCAATTAAAGGAAGAGCAAGACCAGGGTTACGGCAGAAAGAGAAAAGAAGAGGAATGTTGAGGTCAAAGATACCTTGGGGTGGTGTGGCTACAACAGTATCATCGTCATTGTAGTTAGCACCGTCGACACCCTTGGGACCAACAAGTTTGTCAAGAAGAGCCTTCATGTCAACATTGTGAGTGAGTTCAGACCAGATGTGCATCCATGAAGAGTAGTGTTTGTCAATTTGTTGACCTCCGACTCTTAATTCAACACTCTTGAGGAGCGCAAAGCCGACACGGTTAACATACGCATCATCAGCTGAAGCTGCGCTAAAGCTTGGGAGAGTAGCCTTTACGTAGCAACGGTGGAGTAAATCACCGTTGCGGGAAATACGGCAGACGACTTTGCTGCCAAAGTTAGCAGTTCCACTGAGAGTTTGGGACATTGATTCCATAGCAAAGTTAGTGTGACGACGGTAAACAGCCTTCCAGAAGGTAACTGTAGGGTCAGCAGTAAGGTAGACATCTTGAGCGCCATAGGCGACGAGTTGCATAAGAGCACCAGCCATATTATATAATCTAGTCTAGAAAATAAAATTTTTATAATATTTATTTTTTAAAGATAAAATAATTTTTATATATTTTTTTACAATAAAATTTTCTATTTTATAAGTTTAAAATGAAATCTATATGTTTTTTAGTAAATTTTTTATATTATTATTAATTAAACAATAATATAAATGTATGTATAGAAAGCAATTCAGTTTGTCATATTCTAGATACAGCTAATTGAATTAGTTCGAGTACGCGAGCCCGCCCATTCCACTAGCAACACGGAAGACGTTGTATGAGAATGCATAAACAACAATTGATGCGGCAGCAGAGTTTGGTGTAACTTCGAGGTTGACGTTATCAATGCGTGATAAGTTGCATGAGCCTGATGGTTGGTGTTCGGCGGGTTTAAGGGCAAATGAATAGACGTTAATGCCTAAATCGGGTTTGCCTTCAAAGTGTTGGTAAGGTTGAACGTAGTTGAAGTATGTGTTATCACGGATGGTGAAGCGGTCTTGGCCGTTGAGGCGAATCTTGGCTTGGTTAATGCATGATGTGGTACCAGCAGTAGTTGATGTAGCATCGGTGGTGAAGTTGGTGAATCTTTCAACATTTTCAGCAACAGCTTCTTGAGCGGCCCAAGCGATAAACTTGGTGGGGTGGTTGAATGTGAGACGAATGCTGTTATTGCTAGTACCTGTGAGTGATGCTTCTTGTTGTTGGGTAACTTCGATAAGGTATTCATGGGGCTTTTGGGCGAATTCCTTGCGTTCTTCAGTGTCAAGGAAAATGTAATCAGCCCAGAGTTCAACACTAGTGAGGGAATTGTTTGGAGCAGTAGGGATTGTAGCATCATTGCAAATATTAGCAAGAGTTTCAAATTCAATCCAGAGTTCGATTTCGTGGTATTGAAGAGCAATTAAGGGAAGAGCAAGTCCAGGGTTGCGGCAGAAGGAGAATATAAGAGGAATGTTAAGGTTAAGAAGAGGAGCAGTAGTTGTTGCATCAAAGTTTTTACCATCAACAGCTGTTGGGCCGACAAGTTTGTCGAGGAGAGCCTTCATGTCAGTGGTGTGGGTGAGTTCGGACCAGATTTGCATCCATGATGAGTAATGTTTGTCAATTTGTTGACCTCCGACTCTTAATTCAACACTCTTGAGGAGAGCAAAGCCAACACGGTTGACATATGAATCAGTTGCTGCTCCAACATTGTTAGCAGGAAGAGTGGCTTTAATGTAGCAACGGTGGAGTAAATCACCGTTGCGGGAAATGCGGCAGACGACTTTGCTGCCAAAGTTAGCAGTTCCGCTGAGAGTTTGGGACATTGATTCCATAGCAAAGTTAGTGTGACGACGGTAAACAGCCTTCCAGAAGGTAACTGTAGGGTCAGCAGTAAGGTAGACATCTTGAGCGCCATAGGCGACGAGT